CCGCACTTCCCACCGTTCTTCCCAAGGTTCCACGCATGGTGTATCCACGAAGACACTTTGGTTAGGACTGCTCGTGGTGAGATTCCTGCAAAGGACGTGGTCATGGGTGATATGGCGATAACTCCATTGCTGGCTGAGATGACGGCAGAAGATCCAGGAGACTCTAAGCCATCTATGTTCTTGTGGTCCGCAGACACTCTAACGTTCGAAGGACTCGCGGAAACTGAGGTTATGTATCTAGGTCCTAAGATGTCGGCATGCGTCTACTTCAACGGCAACGAAGCCGCCAAGTTCTCGTTCACCCAGACAATNTATATTAAGCGAGACGGGGTATACAGAATCGTACCAACTTCTGATATAGAACCTGGAGACTTCCTTATAACTGTAGCTGAAGATGGATCTTATGGAGAAGAGCTAGTAGAATCTGTCACAGTTATAGACGAGCCACAAATGACATACCTTGTAGGCTGCGAGCCACAGGACTGGTTCATTGCTGGTGGCTATCTGGTGCACAATAAGTAAGGGCTAGAATGGTTAATCCTTTAAATCTGTATGCAACTAAGGTGTTCGCAGAGCATCCAACAACAATGTGGGCACTAGATGAAGAGGTCGGATACCTCACCTTGTTCGACGTAGGCGGGAATGAGCAACTTGTCGAGGAAGGCCTCGACTGGACCATATCTGGTGCCACCACAATAACCGAAGAGCAGTTTGAGCAAAGCGTCCCGACTCCACCAATTTCTACAACTTTTAAAAACTTTTTGCAAGAAGAGGTTGGCAACGGGGGGCTAATCTCAATCAGGTCTAAGCATTCAGCATATGGCAGTAGCATTAGTACCTCTCTAGGTTCTTTTGCAATAGGCCTTTATCTCTATACGCCTAACAGATCCGTCCAGGTAAGGGTCGGGTATACATATACGAATACTGCTGACGGGCAAGAGTATGAAGTCCTAAGGCCAGTAAATGTTCCAACAAGCTCTAGGGGGTTGTGGGCATTCGTATCTGCGACTTTTAGCTTGCCAGAGAACTTCTCAAACATTTCTCCATTTATAGAAATGTTTTATCAGCCCTCAGAAGAAGTCGTTTATCAGTTTGCGATTAACGGAATATCTTTTGGGCAATGGTCAGANGAGTTTCACTCACAGTCTCTTGGATCAAAGCCAGAAGCCCCAGNGCTTCTTCCCAACTATCCAGAATTTCTCGGAATCTCTGCTAACCCTTATGGACTACAGGGAAAATCTGGCTATTATGTGGTAGATGATTCTGACGGCCTACAGCTATGTGCTAAAAATACTGGTACACCAATTGTCTATGGCTCTGAGAATAGCACCAGAATTACGCCAAACGCAGGCGGAAAGCCATCGCTAGTTCTTCCAGGCGAGGGGTTTATGAATAAGTCAGGACAAAACAAATCTTTAACATTTGAGTTCTGGGCAAACATAATGTCAAGTGCTACAGAGGCGAGAAGAGTCTTTGGCCCGCTACTTTCTGATGACGGGCTATATGTTGATAGACATATGATAAAGCTAAAGGCAGGAAGCTACTCTGGCTCATACTCGGTTGGCGAGTGGGGTAGGCCAATGCTAATAAGTATTAGGATGTCTGCCACTAGAATTTCGGTTCTCATTAATGGTCAGGAAGTCATGTCTATTGATATTAACGGAGATCCGATAGCCTTCCCAGATGCAGACACAGACTGGGTAGGGTTTTATGCATATGATGATGTTCCTGTAGTTCAGATAGAATCTCCAGCAGTGTATTCTTACGAAGTTCCAGTTATCGTACAAAAGCGCAGATTCATTTATGGTCAGGGTGTTGATTTTCCCACTTCTATTGGTGGATTAAACCACACATCGATAGCAGCCATAGACTACTCGGTTGCTAATTATGCAAAAAATGCAAGGTATCCATCTACTTCTAGCTGGTCTTCAGGCTTTGCAGAAAACATGAACGTTGGCAAAAACTCTATAGCCCTGCCAGACTATAGACTGCCTAAGCTGTTCCTGAGCGAAAAGAGCTCAGAGTGGAAGTCTGTAACAGATCTTAGTTTTGATCCTGAGAACCCTACGTTCTCAATAAAGCCAGACATTACCTTCGATAACACTGGTGGATATTTCTTTTTCAATAGCCTTAGCTTTTTAAAAGAGTCTGCTCAATCAATCTATGCGGTTTTTGAAAAGACGGATACATTTACATATTCTGGGAAAGAAACACTGATGCGCTTTGAGAACCAGTTTGACAAATCAGCCATCGACATATCTTTAGATAACGATACAATTGAATACTCTGTGGAGTACCTGGACGAAAACAATAACTTGTTCTCAGAAATGTTCTACACATGCTCTGGGGTTAGTGTCGGTGATCAGTTTGCTGTTGGTCTTAGCTTCCAGCAGGCAGCAATAGCTTTTGGGGGGAGGGTTGCATCCTTTATTGGAACTATTCAATCATCTAAGGTATTTATTGCTGGAAACCAAAGCTATCAAAACACTTTTTCTGGAAAGATACACAGGGTAGCTATCTCAAGTGCCATAAATCTACAAAAGATGATCAACGTCTTTGATACAAATGGTCTAGCAAAGGATTATTCTTCTGGATCTCTAGCAGGTGAAAGCAATAAGCTGTCTCAAAAAGCAACTTATACACTAGTTCCTACTAAAAATCTTGGAAAGTTTGAGTTAGATATTGCAACGGATTCATATTGGGAAGACTACATTCCATTGAGCTATTTTGGAAAATATGTTTTAGATCAGGCTAACGACAAGTTCTTCTCTCTAGATTTTTTGCAGTTTAATGTAGACTATGTAAGGCTGAGTAATTTTTCTGAGGGTGCCTATGACACATCATCAATGCCAGTAAAAACATATGTTACATTCCAGTACTTAAAAAACGGTGCCAATAATAATATTGCGTATTACCAAAATACAGAGCCTTTACCTAAAGATGGGATAGTCTCACCAGGCACCGATTGGGTAACCACAAAGTACGAAGTCCTTAATGATTCAGTAATCAAGTTGCCAGTTGGAATTAGTATTGATAGCCTGGCTCTTGTCATTCATATTGAAGTACAGTCAGACGGCATTCTTAATGACAACATAAGAATAAGACACCTAGACATATCGTCACAAGCTCTTGGAAAGCAACCTAATAAGATTAAAACTCAGTTTGGAAGTGAGATAGTTCCTTACAAAAGATCTGGAAACTATTTTGAGTACAAGAACGTCAGCCCTTTTAGTATTGGAAAGAACAGTTCACCGTACCTGCACCTGACTAAAAATAGTGGAATGAAGCCAAGGGTGCCATTCTCATATTCTGGATTTGAAGGGCTAAGCATTCCCATTAACAAAAACAAAGCTTCATTCTTTAAGATTGATCTTTTTCAGATGTCTGTCAGATATGATGAGCTCACCTTTCCTACTGATCCAGTACAGCTATTTGAAATAGAAGGTCCTTCAGATTATGTTAGGTTCTACCTAGTAGCAGACTCTAATACACAAAAACGCGGTCAGATCTATGCGATTGACAGCAAGACTGGAACTCTTAGATCTGATATCGTGTTCTACACTGATGGAAAGGTTGTAAAGCGTCCGATAGTTAACTCTTATAGCTGGGCTACACTGTCATTCTCATTTCTAGATTCCCTGAGCTTTGAGAATACTCCTGGGGCAATCCGAATCACCAGCCCAATAGCATTCGACAACTTGTCTTATTATCAGGCAACTCAGCTAGATGATGTTCAAAGATTTGCGTTCAGGCAGTGGACAGCCGTACGCCAAGGCCAAGATGTGTCATTCGATTGGAGTGATTGGAGTGATGTAACTTGGCAAGAGGTGCTATTCTTGGCACAAACAGATGCCGAATTAACAGACGCTCAGCGTATTTATAAGACATTTACTGGCACAAATAGCTTTATTTTTGATTCAAGCTCCAGCCTGGTTGTCAGCAACTACAGGTCTTCCATCTATAAAGACCTGTCTTGGTCGAATTCTACCATCACTCCAGTATAATGTGGTACAATAGTAACCATGAATACTCCAAAACCAAGATTCCCTGGTCAGATCGGGGAGACAAAAGTACAGGTAGTTGAAGAAAACTACTCTAACTACGGAACATACGTATGGCACAAGCCAAGCGGTAAGGCATTTACAGACGGCAACGGCAATGCGTTGTCGATTGAATCAATGAAGGGCGACCTGTCGAGGGTACAAGAGCTAGAGAATGCTGCTCGATACTGGGGTCAGCCAGAGGGCACTGCAAAATTCTACCCAAACATGAAGAAGATTTCTGACGAAGAGCACAGCGAGCAAGTAGACAGAATGTCACAGGGCCTCATCCCTAGCATGAATGACATCGGGGCTATCACTGCTGCCAAGAAGACTCTTGAGACATACGGAGACGAGGGGTAATGTCTGAGCAAAGCTGGACTGTTGGTGCAAGAATTGATGAAATTGAGCAAACTGTAGATCAGTTTAAGAAGCAAGACCCATTCAACAAATCCTGGGATGACATCAAGTCTTTGACGGGGCTAGACACTAACTTCAAGAGACGTTCTAGCAGGATGTCAAAGAACTATACTTATACAAATGATGGCCCTACGGTAGATCCGTCTCAGCAATACATGACTAGTGCTCTTGCTGTGGCTTCTGGTATTGAGGACGCAAAGTCCAAAGAGATTAACCCAGGCACTGTCTTCCGTAATGGCTACGGAATGTTTGACGTAATCACTCCACCATGGAATCTGTATGAGCTAGCAAATTATTACGATACTTCTTTCGCTAATCACGCAGCTATCGATGCCAAGGTTGAAAACATTGTTGGTCTTGGATATGACTTCGAGGTGTCAAAGCGTACAATGATGAAGCTAGAGTCCACCGAGAATCCAGACGCAGTAGAAAGAGCCCGCAAAAGAATTGAGCGACTCAGGGTAGAGATGCGAGACTGGCTAGAAAATTTGAACGACGAAGAGTCATTCACCCACACTCTGACAAAGTTCTTTACTGATGTCCAGGCAACTGGAAACGGATACCTGGAGATTGGAAGAACTACCAAGGGCAAGATTGGCTATATCGGTCACATTCCAGCAACAACTATTAGAGCACGACGTTTGCGCGACGGGTATGTTCAAATTATTGGAAACAAGGTTGTGTACTTCAGAAACCTGGGGGCAAAGAATAAAAACCCAATTACTACTGATCCAAGACCTAATGAGATTATCCACTATAAGGAATACTCTCCATTAAATACATTCTATGGTGTCCCAGATATTATGTCTGCAATAACATCTTTGCATGGAGATCAGCTAGCCTCCCAATACAACATTGACTATTTTGGGAACAAGGGCGTGCCTCGCTATGTTGTAACACTAAAGGGTGCTCAGCTTTCTGCTGATGCAGAAGATAAGATGTTTAGGTTCCTGCAGAATAACCTTAAGGGGCAAAATCACCGTACCCTATATATCCCACTTCCTGGAGATAGCGATAACAGCAAGGTTGAGTTTAAGATGGAGCCTGTAGAGAATGGTGTCCAGGAGGCATCCTTTGAGCAGTATCGCAAACAGAACCGAGATGATATCCTTATTGCTCACCAAGTCCCGCTATCTAAAATTGGTGGAGGAGACTCTTCCGCCATTGCTGCTGCCTTAGCACAGGATCGGACATTCAAAGAGCAGGTCTCAAGGCCAGCACAGAACAATCTTGCAAAGATGATTAATAAGATCATAAAAGAAGAAACAGATATTCTGGAGTTTAAGTTCAACGAGCTAACGTTGACGGATGAGATTGCTCAGTCTCAGATTTTAGAGCGTTATGTTAAGAACCAGATTATGGTTCCTAATGAGGCAAGAGAGATTCTTGGATTGCCACAGAGGCCAGATGGAGACGAGCCATTTGAAATGAATTCTCGTCAAGCAGCGGATGCGCGAGCAAACACAGCACGGAACAGAGAGAGGGATACTGACAGATCCAACAACCAATCAGATAGTACATCAACTATCAGCGGTAGAAACCCACAAGGTGAAGGATCATCATCAAATTAAGTGAAATAACAATTATATCGTTTTTCTAACAATTTGATAAAAAGTATTGTATAATATAACTAGTATGACTATGTTTAAGGCTCATTGGGCTACTGAAGGCGACAGTGTTCGCCTCTCCATGCCATTTAGTAAGGTCGATGTAGAGAAGCGCATCGTCTCTGGTTTTGCGACCCTGGATAATGTTGACAAGCAAAACGACATAGTTACCACTGACGCCTCATTGAAGGCCTTTAATAGTTTTCGCGGTAACATTCGAGAAATGCACCAGCCCTCTGCAGTCGGTAAGATGGTCTCCTTTAAGGAAGACAAGTACTTTGATCCAGAGACTAAAAAGTTCTATAGTGGTGTTTATGTTTCCGCGTACATTTCCAAGGGAGCAGAAAATACTTGGGAAAAGGTTATTGACGGAACCTACACAGGATTCTCCATTGGTGGTAGAATGAACAAGTGGGACGACGCCTATGATGAGAAGATGGATCTTCAAATCAGGGTAATTAAGGATTATGATCTTGTTGAGCTATCTCTAGTAGATAACCCAGCAAATCAGTTTGCTAGCATTCTTTCTGTAGAAAAGATTGATGGCGTAGATGTTATTAAAGGAGAGGCAATGGATGTAGAGGTAGAGAACGTATTCTGGGACCAGGATTCAGGCATTGTAATGCTTTCCGAAGAAGAAGAGCTTTCTAGCCCAGCTACTGGAGAACCTATGGCTAACATTGGTTTCGTAGAAAAGTCAGACGCTGACAAGAAAGACATGATAAAGTTCTTAGTTGATGGTGCTAAAGGCATTAACACTGAGATAACAAAGGAGGTTAGTCCTATGACTGATGAAACACAAGACCTAGTCGAGAAGGCCGATGACGCCGTTATTGATGAGGTAGTAGTAGAAAAATCAGAAGAGGTCGCTCCAGAGGCAGATGCCGCAGCTGAAAGCGTAGAAGCCGTCGTTGAAACCAAAGCCGATGAAGAGGCAGAGGTAGAGAAGGCAGAAAGCGTTGATGCAGTAGTCGAGGTCGAAAAGGCCGAGACAGCTGATGCAGAGGCAGTCGAAAAGGCTGACGATGTTGTTGAAGAAGTTGCTGAAGTGTCTAAAGCCGATGACGTAGCTGCAGATGCAGTTTCCGAAATCAAAGACACAATCACATCAGCCTTTAGCGATCTAGCAGATACCGTAAAAGCATTGCATGCCGAGGTAGATGCACTAAAGAAATCAATTACTGGCGTATCCGAGGAAGTTGCTGCAGCCAAGCAGGAAATTTCTGCAACAAAGGGCGACTTTGATGAATTCGGTAAGAGGTTTGAGGCTGTTGAAGCTGACACCGCTTTCCGTAAATCTGGCGATCTGGGCGAGATCGTGCAGGAACAACCTGAAATGGTTGAAAAATCCCTATGGGGCGGTCGTTTCCTCAAAACAGCCGACTTATTTAATTAAGTAAAATCACTTAGGAGGTGACTATATGTCGGAAGAAATTATCAAGAACCAGCCATCAGAGGTTGGTGAACTAGGAGATCCAAATCCTGGTAACTTCCAGGCTCAGGGTGCATTCGCATCTGGTGGCATTGGTGGAGTAACAGATCCTGGCGCAAGTACACTTGGTAACATTCCTACAGCCGAGTTCGGTGTAACAACTGGACCAAACGCAGTAAACCCTTCGGGTGGCGCGGCTAGTGGAATCTTACGCCCAGAACAAGCACGTCGTTTTATCGACTATGTTTGGGATGGAACTGTTCTTGCCAAGGATGGTCGTCGCGTAACAATGCGTGCAAACACAATGGAGCTTGAGAAAGTTAACGTTGGAGAGCGTGTTATTCGTGCGGCATCACAAGGTATTGGTGACTACACCAACACAGGAGCTACATTCAGCAAGGTCGAACTTACTACAAAGAAGATTCGTCTTGACTGGGAGGTCTCCGCAGAAGCACTAGAAGATGGCATCGAAGGCGCAGCACTAGAGGACCACTTGGTTCGTCTAATGACCAACGCATTCGCAAATGACATCGAAGACCTAGCCATTAACGGTGACGGCTCTACAGGTTCATTCCTATCTATCATGGACGGCTTTGTTAACAAGGCCACCACAGGTGGAGATGCACACGAGTACGTAACAACCGTTACTGACAACGCTTGGACTACAGAGGTTATGCAGGGAATCATCACTGCAATGCCTCGCAAGTACCGCGCACTTAAGAACAACCTTAAGTTCTACGCAGGTACCGATGTATTCCAGGGTATCGTAAAGAACAATGGAACACTTGCAGACGCTATTTCTGAGGCATTCGCCCCACGTAATGGTGGAACTGAAGTTAACCGTCAGTCATACCTAGACGGTTCAGGCCAGACATTGGGTACCGCTCGCACCACACGCGTGCTTGGTATCGACGTCCTGGAGGTTCCTTACTACCCAGCTGGTTATGTAGACCTTACATTCCCAGCAAACCGTATCTGGGGTTTCCAGCGCGACATCACCGTAAACCGTGAGTACGTTGCGAAGAAAGACACAATCGAGTACACCGTATTCGTTCGTTTCGGAATCCAGTGGGAAGAGGAAGACGCAATTGCATTCGCGGATGCAGGAGCAGATTCCTAATCCATTAACATAAGTTAATACTAAAAGGGCAGGGGCTTAGGTCCCTGCCCTTTTATTTATTCTGGTATAATATTAGTAGGAGGCAAACATGGCAACTACAAAGAAAGCACAGCCNAAGTCTGGTGCCGCANCNTCAGCAAAGCCAAAGGCTGCTAAGAAAGCGACAACAGCAAAGAAGACCGTGTCTAATGACATTATCGGTTCTGGCATTCCAGAGAATGCTGTAAACCTTAATGTTCAAGATCAGCCAATTAAGGCTGAAAAAGAAACGGTTGCACTACACTCTACCAGGAATGTTCTCTGGGAGGGCGTAGGCAGAGTTGAAACAGGTTACAACATAGTAAAGAAGTCTGTTGCGGAACAGTGGCTTACAAGAAGTCACATTAGGCTAGCTACCCCTGAAGAGATAGCTAGAGAATACGGAGTATAGTAGTATGGAAATCCTAAGAGTCCCACACACAGTCCCACAAACAGAAGTGACTGTGTCACTAGCGAACACAGAGTATGAGTATAAGATTATTGATCTAGCAGACAACTCGGTTCGCACGGACTCTGGGTTTTCAGATGCTAACAGCAAGCTAACGATTGACTTTCCGACCAGGTACGACTCTACATATCAGGTGGTTGTAGATAACCAGGAAATTGATTTTGATATCGTAAGGCCTTATGTAGATCCAAACACGGCGGGTAGCACAGCTTCAGAAATTGCAGCATACGCAAAAAATGAGGAGATTGCCAGAGCAATTATTGACTCTATCATCACCGAGGGCTTTTACTACAGGAAGAAGTCTTTGCTAAGAGTCGGGGTAGGGTCAGACTACTTGCCTCTATGGGACGATGCTAAGAAGCTGCTCAAGTTGTATGAAAACAATGTGCTCATCTTTGACGCAGAAAATCCAGACTCATACAATCCAAAGTACAAGATCTCTCAAGATAAGACTGCGATCACCATGGACTATGAGGGAGAGATAAACCTAGAAGAGCAGAAGCCAAACGTGCTGCCACAGGCAGAGTCGGACTTGTTAGATATGACCTATGGTTATCACGGATTTCCTCAGGGATTTGACTATACCGCAATCTTAGAGGTTGGTTACCAGCAAGTACCTTCAGACATTGTAAGGGCTACAGAACTTTTGATAGACGACATCTCCTGCGGTCGTATGGAATACTTCATGAGGCATGTAACAGAGTACAATACTGACCAGTTTAAAATGAAGTTTGCAAGCGAGGCATTTGAAGGGACAGGCAATATAATCGTAGACAAGATACTATCAAAGTATTATAGGTCTATTAGATATCTGGGAGTGCTATAAATGGCAGATTGCGAGCCAATGGGATTCATGTTCCCAATGCAGGCAGACGTGTATTATCCTCAGGTCGCCCAATCATCCTATGGCAGTGTCACAAAGGAGTGGGCCCTAGATAGAACAATAGCCTGCAGCTTAACTCCAGCTGGTGCAGCACTTAAGGAAGAGATGCAAGTTCGAGTAGACCTTACTCAAGATTCACTCTTGCTTGGCAGAAGCAAAACTGATCTACGCTTTACTTCGCTGGGCGAGGGCAGGGCACTGACTGATGTTGTGGTTACTAACATTAAGAACTCAGACGGTCAAGAGCTATATGTTGAGACCTCTGGTCCCAGGGACGGAAAGTCTACTATTTTTGAAATCGCAACTATCCAACCATACATTGGACCATTTGGAAAAATTGAATTCTACAAGGTAGTGCTTAGAAGGTCAGAGAATCAAGGGACCGAGGTCTAGCCATGATTAAGGTAAAGTTTGACGACACGCAGTTCGCAAAAGATATGGAAAATATTGCAGACTATGCAATAGGATTTCTAGAAGGTGCTGAGCGTGGCCGCAAGTCTATGCTTGAGGCAGTTGGAGAAAGTACTGCAGAGCTGTTGG